AGCAAATTGAGCTTGATCTTGGAATCTATCAGAATCCATAGGACAATCTAAATTAATTCTGTGTTCAGCATTACGAAGAAATCCATTGATAATAGCAGCAGTAAACACATTAGAGTCTACTTCTGTCCAGTTTCTAATATCCGTTGTTAAATCTGAATAACTATATGCCATAATTAACCTCTATCATTTACGGGTCCAATTGTACACTGAAAACCGCCCCCTGTTTCTGATCTAGCTGCCGCGTTGACTAACGGAACAGTAATAGAATTATAAACTGTTCTTGTAGCAGGTTGAGCCCCTGTCTGTTCTGTTGTTCCAACTGCTGTGGCTAAACGAGATCCATACACTATAGCTCCATTGGCATGTGATTTAGCAGTTGTGTTAGCTAATACTTTGCCTCTGTAGGGTGCTGATGTTCCACGTGTACATCCTGTTAAATTATTTCCAGCTTTACCTGCGTATTGAATAGTTTCATTTTCGTAAGCGCCACTAGTAGCATTTATTTTTTCAATAACAATATATCCTGATGTTGGAAATTGAGTTGCATCATTTAAAACAACTGTATTAACTGTATCATTGATAGCACCATTTAATGTTGCTGATAATTCTAAAGTTGCAATAGCAACACCACCTACTGCTTGTTTAACTGCTTGAAATCTCACATAAGAAGTTCCTTCATTTATTTGATTAGAAGGAAAAGAAACATTTAAAGTTGTGTTTGAATTTGTTGTAAATGGATTGTTAGG